TTGTGGCAAACGCCCAACGCGAACGAGGACCGGGCAGAATGCTACACGCTGAAAACGAGTTACAAGCATCGACAAGAAGGGCGGCAGATACATTTAGCACAGGAAGTACGCGATCAAAGATTGTGGCCGACGCCAAGAGCAATGACCATTTCAAACAAAGTGGAGCGGCTGACGGTAAATGGAAGAATGTCAGCAGACGGTCAACAGAGGTTCGGTTTAAACCTAGAAGATGCGGCGAGGGTGTGGCCCACGCCGAGAGCCGCCGAGTGGAAAGGGACAGGGCCGCTTGGCAGCAAAAGCCACAAACACCGCTTAGCCAAAAGCTATCTGGACGCGACAGTGCGGGAAGCGGAGCAGGTCACTGGGCAACTGAACCCAACGTGGGTCGAGTGGCTCATGGGGTTCCCAACAGGGTGGACAGACTTAAATGCCTCGGAAACGCAGTCGTCCCGGCCGTTGTCGAACAAATCGGACGGGCAATCCTCGAAGGATGGCAGCGATGATGTGTCCTGAGTGTCACGGCACCGGCTGGGTTGAATTGGTCAACTGGCACGGGCCGTATGAGGCGCTCTGCAACAACTGTTACGAAAGCTTGGGCGAGGTTCCTGACGAGGATGCTGTTTTTATTGATGAAAATTACAATGACGATATTAGAGACATGCGAGATTTGCGGCGATGAGCGCGAGGTCGGCCCTGGCGTTGTCCCCCTCGCAACAGGCCAATGGGTCTGCCACGACGGATTGTGTCGGGACAAAATGGTCGCCCACGCACAGAAGGTTTACGAAATATCTCGTAGAAAGCGTGACGCCTCAATTCGTGGTCGCTCGTTGGCTCCATTTCCAGGGCTTCGACGTGTCCGTTAAGGGATTGCAGATCGCCGATGATGCGGCTGATCCTGTGTACACGGATGGCGGTGATATAACCGTGTCCGGCAAGGGCGTGGTCGACGTGAAGCATCTTGCTAGTGTTATGTTCAGATCCGCAGATGATTTCCCTTACGCTTATGCAACGGCGGGGTTTAAACCGTCGATCGACAAACTGTTACCCGATCTGTATGCCGGCATCTTTGTTTCGGTTGATTGCGAAGCGGCATATATCGTCAAGACTTCGACAAGGCGTCACTGGTTCGTGCGCGACGTTGTCGACGCCGTCACCGATAAAACCAAAAAGTCCTATTTTATTGAACTTAAATATGTCAATTTTGTTGACTTACTTGCCTTACCCCAACATCTGGAGAACAGAATACATGGCTAATTTCCCTTCCCTGCCCCTATGGACCGACGCCTACCTGGCCGACACAGGACACCTGACGTTTGAAGAACACGGCGTATATATGTTGTTGCTGATGACCATATGGCGGTCGCCGGAGTGTCGCATACCCAACGACATGAAGTGGATCCAGCGTCGGCTGAGAGCGTCACAATCTGACATGGATATGATAGTTGAACCCATTGTAAAAGAGTTCTTTGATACGACAGGAAACTGGATTACACAAAAGAGATTAAAACAAGAGTACAACTATGTGTCTGCTAGAAGTAAAACGCAGAGCGATCGGGCTAAGTTACGGTGGAATAAGGAAAAAGATCGATGCCAGCGCAATGCCACTGCCGGCATCGCTCCGGCAATGCCCCCACACCCACACCCAGAGTATATAGATACTAGCGTATCTATATCCCCCCCTATATCCCCCCCTGGGGGAAATGCCATAGTTGAAGATCCCAAGCCAAAAAGCAAAAGACCAAAGCGGTCGACACTGCCAGCAGCTTGGGAACCGAATGAGCATGCAGCAGAGATAGCGGATAAGGAAGGATACACAAATGACGAGCGACGAGAAATTCTACAGCAGTTCAGAGACTACGCCGGTGCCAATAACGCAAGGTACGCAAGCTGGGACCAAGCCTTCTATAAATGGCTCAGATCAGAATTTACCCGACGCGGTATCCGCGAACGACGGCGCGGTATCGACCCTGTCGGTTCGGGAACAGGACGAACAAATGCTTCACTCGCTTCCACGGTCCGTAATCTCAGCGTTGTCTCAGGTAGTTGACCGGGACTTCAATGTGGTTGGATACAGCTTGGAAGCACCCTGCCCTATCGATGACATCAAGACGGCGATTGCAGTGATTGATCAGTTCAGCGCACCGCTGCCGGCGAACGAGATTACAAAGATGCTGGCGAAGATGTTCGTCAAGACGAAGCGAAGGGCTGACGACCAGATAAGTCAGGATCTGATGTTCGCAGCATATATCGAAGAACTGGTCGAGTGGCCTGGCGATCTTGTCGTTGAAGTACTGACGGCATGGCCAAGGCAAAGCATGTGGTGGCCAAGCTGGCATGAACTTGCCCTTGAACTTTCGTGGAGAGACAAGCGATCGAAGATGAAGGCGGCGTTGGAGAAAAAGCTGTCGCCTAATAAAACGAAAAACATTATTAACCAAGCAATGAGAAAGGTATAAAATGGCAAAGAAAATCGCAGTTAGGATTATTGCAGACACAGACAGCGGGGAAGCATCAGCCGTTGTGGCTGATTGGATGGAAGAAGAGAACAAACTTTTTAAAGCTGACGTTTTTCGTGACAGTGTCTTCGACCTACAGGCT